TGCATTCATTGCTCAATGCGCTCATGAGTCTGGTGGGTTCACCATGCTTGAGGAGAACCTGAATTACTCAGCAGCAACGATGTCTGTTGTATGGCCCAAGAGGTTCGCTGAGATGGGTCCTGATGGCAAGCCAAAGAAAGACAAGGGTAAGAACATCCCCAACAAGTTTGCCCTTGCTCTGCACCGTAAGCCTGAGTTGATTGCCAACACTGTTTATTCGGGTCGAATGGGCAATGGACCACTGGAGTCTGGTGATGGGTGGAAGTACCGGGGAAGAGGTCTTAAGCAGCTAACTGCCAAAGATAATTTCACCCGCTGTGGTGCTGCTATTGGGATTGATCTTGTGAACAATCCTGATTTGTTGTTCAGACCTGAAGGAGCAGCACTGTCAGCAGCATGGTTTTGGTCTGTCAACAAGTGTGGTGCTATTGCTGATTCTGGTGACTTTGTTGCACTGACAAAAAAGATTAACGGCGGGACAATCGGCCTTGAAGACCGGGAGAAACGCTATCGTGCTGTCCTTGCAGTGCAATAAGTTACTTGGACTCCATCTCTATCAAAAGCTCAATGTAATGCTTGGCCTTCTCAAGGTCAGCAATACCATTTTTCTTTCTCCAACGAGAAACGTACTTGACTACGTTACCTTCAAAGTACCCCATAGCATTCGCATGAATGTACTGAGCAGGTTGGATAGGCATGTCCTTGTAGTGATCTCCTGATATCTGTATATCAAGGGCAGACAAATGAATAGTTGTTCTGCATCCAGATTTCAAACAAGTGGCAACTGTTTTGCAAGTATCGCAAAGCATCACGATTCCTTTTGGAAGATCCCATTGGGCAACAAGGTTCCCTTACGGTCCTTAATCTGCTCATAGGCATGCTCAAAACACTCTACAAGGTCCAAATCAGCAGTGGCACAACCCATGACAAGGGTAACCAAGATATCGCCGTATGCATCCTTCATTGCTTGCCTGTCCTTGGACGAGATAGCGTCTAGCAACTCACCAACCTCCTCAAGGGTTTTGATTGCCTGGGCCATTGGAGTGCTGTTCTGGACAATCTGACGAGCCTCACCCCACTGGATGACCTTCATTTCAACTTGTGCGTATGACATGTTTACCCTTTGTGAAGCAACCAAACACGCAAGCCATTCTCTTCTTTGCGGGTTGAGATAACTTTGTTTGGATAACGTTTCTTTGCATTGTTGATCTGGGCGCGAATGCGACTGATCTTTGTGTTGTCAGTGCAGGGAATCAAGAAAGAATCACCTACTTCCATCTCATCGAATGGGTAAGCTTTTCTTGAAGCCAGTGGGATATTTTTTTCAACTGTGTACATGGTTTTCCTTATAAGTGGGACCTACTCGCTGCGTCTGTGATTGCATCCATTAACCGTAGCGTCAAAACGCAGTTTCTGTAATGGGTAGGAAACACAGCATCCGCTTTCGGCCCCGAAAATCAGAAGCAGGTGGTGGTGCAGCTACCGCCATAGCAGCAGGTAGTGCATGTGGTCATACGTCCACCAGACATGATGGTGTGGGTTGTGCAATTAGCCCATACTGCTGTGGCTGATGCTGCAAGTGTCAAAGCAATGATCAATTTTTTCATTTCAGTTCTCCAAGTTAATTTAAGCCAGCTTCAAAACGGCGCTGTTTTAGAAGGTATCCCTCTAAATCCCAAAGTTTTTCAAATGCGTTATCAAACGCAATCTTTTCGCCAATTGCTTGGTTGTAGTTTGCGGGATCAACACAAGCACTTGTACCTGTAAGCGTGTAGCCGTTTTCCAAAGTAATTTGGCAAACAGTTGTTGTGCTATCTGGCAATCGAACATATGCAGACGATTTGACTTTGGCTTGCATGTCTGCAACCGTCACTCGATTTGGAATTGCATCTTCATTTATTTCATTCATTTCAATTCTCCAGGTTAAAACGGCATATCGTCATCAAGCTCTGGCTTTGCCTTACGGGTAGGCTCAGAACTTTGACGGGGGGTCTCTTCTTTTGCACGGACAGACAGACTCAAAAAGGTCTTGCCTGTTTTCTCTGACTTCTTCTTCCATCCAGAGAGCCAGTATTCCTTACCCCCTACGTTGATGGACCCGTTGTAGTCAGGGTGCTTTTCTGTTTCTTTCTTGTCATTGGTAAACAATGAACCCTTGTCGGTGTTGTCGTAAGCCATATTAACCTTTCGCTTTTTTAAGTGCAGATCGCACAGTGGAATTCAACTGGTTTGACAGATAGACCTTCTGATCTGCTTCCAATTGCTGCTCGTCGATCATGGCTAAGGCATCAACTGCTTGGCCAACCTCGACTAACCCTGTAACGGAGGCTGCAAGGTCTTGCAAGAACTCCTTAACATCTGCTGGCAGGTCGTCACCAATACCACCCCTAGGGCTGATAACAGGGCCTGACCCTTTCTTTGGTACATCACCCTCTTCTGGCAGATCTTCACCCGCATAGATATACAGACCCAAACCATGCAGCGACAGTGCTTTGGTCATACAGCGCATGATGGCAGTGTTGACGGCAAAAGCATCGGGAGCTTCAATGGCTTGATTTTTAAAGTCCATAACAGGCAGCTGGCATGTGGCTTGTTTGCCAAACATTGTTACAGTGACCCACACCATACAAGTGCCATTAATGTTCATGTATGGGACAGTACGGCAAGATCCGTTTTGACCATGCTCTTCAAATGTCTGAACCGTGTAAGAAGCAGCAGGATCGGCCTTTAAAGCCTCTGCCCAAGCCCATGCCCATGATAGGTATGTCAGCTTGCCTTTCTTCTCTGTATGGTCGTTTACGTTGGTCTGAAGCAACTTTTCAATGGACATACATTACTTCCAATTTGCTGAGTCATATTCGTCTTGAATGATTTGATTTTGTGTCTCATCATCAAAGTCCTGGAACTCTAAGAAGTGGTTCTCACCACAGCAAGAGAGCTTGTCGTTACGGGGTTCCATGCAATAGGGGCAATACTGCACATCATGCAGGTCTTCTTTGGCTTGTTGCAAAAAGTCTTTCATTTCTTTTCCAATACAAATACACGAGATGTGTTCTTGGTGTAGTACATCTGACCCTTGATCTTCCAAGACTTGTGATGCCGTTGGGCGTAAGAGCGCAGTGCCTGTGACACCTTATCGCAATCTTCTGGTTTGCAAGAGAGGGATTTCCCTATGTCTAGATCTTTGAAGATAGGGTCGTACTTGTAGAACCGAGCAACACGTTTTTTAGGCTTGTCATTGGTGATACGCAAAGTAGAGACATCCACCTCTCTGACAGCCTTCTTTGTGAACGGGTTCTTCCCAGCAAATGTGGTCTGGATAACGTTGTTCATGATTTGGTCACCGGGGTTGCAAGAAGCCATTTGTTGCCAAGGAATCGGATAGACCGCACCCACTGCTTGCAGTTATGACGCTGTATGTGTGTTGGCACACCATCGATGCAAAACAACTTTCGCACCTTTTTCAATGCTTGAACATTCATTTCAATCTCCTTTTTGTTAAAGCAGATGGTGAATGTATCAAAGTTTTTGCTGTTTTATCTAGGTGTTTTCCCTAGTGTTGTTTTGTTGTTTTTGCGTTAGGCTCACCCTATGAGCCACCAAACACTTGAATTTGAACTAGCCTATGAACTGATTGTTCAGGCCACTGACCGTCTGGAGCCCTTGCTGGGCACAGAGGACATAGAAGCTGGTATTGTTGCTGTACTAGCAACAGCACTAGAGATTGCAAGCAAACGTCGATTAAAGGAGATCCATGAAATCTACCAAGCCAAGTCCATTTGATTGGCAAAACAAGAAGCCGTCTTTGTTTACCAGGGCAGAGAAGTCAAGCATGAACTTCTTTGCTGTGACCAAGAAGACAGAGCGCAGAGAGATGAAAATTTACTCAAAGGCAGGTGCAAAATGATTTTTGACGCATTCTCAGAGTTTCCAAAGGCTGGTTTGACACCAGACGAGCGTGGTGAGTACCATATGGGCTTATCAGAGATGGCACGGTTCAATGCTTATCAAGAGCAGCAGCAACGTGACTGTGAATTTGAACAACGTCTTGACCGTTGGATGACGGATGATTGGAACTAACATGGCAAAAGGTCTCTATGCGAACATTCATGCAAAGCGTGAGCGAATTGAGGCAGGGTCTAAGGAAAAGATGCGTAAGCCTGGAAGCAAAGGTGCTCCAACTGCTGCTGACTTTAAGAAGTCGGCTAAGACTGCCAAAAAAGTGAATAAGTGATATAGTATTTGAAACACGGCTAGAACAGGATTGATCCCCTGCTCGAAAAGAGTTACCCCTTCTCCTGCCGCAGTTTCTTTAAAGGGGGTTGAAAAAGTGGGCAATCATGCACTTCTATCCGCATCATATAGGCGACTATAGGTCTGCCACTATGCATCTCTCAAACGAAGAAGACTTGGCCTATCGCCGTCTTTTGGAGATGTATTACGACACTGAACAACCAATCCCAGACGACTTACAACTTGTGTCTAGGAGGATTCGAGTTACTCCTGAGGCACTGCTTTTTGTCCTCAAAGAGTTTTTTATGCTGGTCAACAAGGGCTGGAAAAACAAACGCTGTGATCTTGTGATCAAGGACTATCACGAGATGGCTGAAAGAAACCGCAGAAATGGCAAAAAAGGTGGTCGTCCAAAGAAGCCTAAAGATGTGCAAGAAAACCCAGTGGGTTCCCTGTCGGATACCAGTGGGATGCCAGTGGTAACCCAAGTGAAAGCTAACCAAGAACCAATAACCATAAACCAAGAACCAAATAAGAACAGCAATCGTGGAACACGTTTGCCAGTGGATTTTGTTTTGTCAGATGATTGGATCGCTTTTTGTCAACAAGAAAGACAAGATTTAAATCCACACAAAGTTTTTGCAGAGTTCAAGGATTACTGGACAGCATTGCCAGCAGGTAAAGGAACTAAGGCTGATTGGACAGCTACATGGCGTAATTGGGTTAGAAGACAGTCTGTGCCAAGAACTGCTTTTGTCAAACCACTGACCCAAGCTGAACGAGCAACCAACATTGCTCTTGGCAGACCAGCAGATCAACGACTTCTTACCCCTGAAGAACAGGCTGCTCGTGAGAAGGCTAGGTTGTTCCGATGAAAGGCCATCAACCACTTATCCAAATGAGGATGGCTGGTAAAGCTCCAGCCTTCATCAGCATTGAAGACCACAAGTCACTGACAAGCCATGATTGGCACTTGTACAACGAAACCCCTTGCATCAATGTTGACGGTGATGAGCTTCACAACCTTGATCTACGGTTTTGTGTTGGCCTGATTGTCAACATCAGTAGTTTTTCAGAAAACAGAGCAAAAACACTATTAACCATTGCTAAACAATCAAAAGCAAGGGTAATCACTAGTTGTGTACTAATTCCGAATGCTCCACACTGGAAACAGACAGGTTGGTCAGAAATAT